GACCCATCCACTTCTGCATGTCCCATACGTGTACAAAATCATCTGGGTCAATAGATTGTGCAAGACAACGAACAAATATTCGAGGTTGATATTCATAATTTACTTGATCCATGATGTAAGGCAATGCCTCAATACCCGGAGTAAACATATCTTCAAAAAAGATTGTATCTTCGTATGTAATTTCACCAGCTTTCATCTTCTTAATAAGATTAGCCATTTGTGTCAACGAATAATAACTACGACCATGTGCATCAAGTACTTGCCCAGTTACAATTGCTTTAGAGTCATCTAAAATATCACCATGAATTACTTCATAATCAATACCACGACGTTTAAATGCTGCCTCGCTCCAATGTTGAAGCTGTAAGGTATAACGACCTTCATACGGCTCCAGACCCATATAATATAATTTTCCCATTATCAATCCCTAGTAAAATACATTCTGCAACCGTTTTCGCCATCTTCTGATACTTCAATTACATAATCTCGATCAGGCCACTGTGCAATTAATTTCTCATGCAAATCTTTAGCAATCATCTCACAAGACTTATGATTCAATTTTAATGTGTCTTCATTATACCAGCGTTCAATAGTACGCTTTGCTTGTATAAATTCAACATCTCTATCATCATGAAATACTTCCATCTCAACACGGAAATGAAAAATATGTCTATGTAGATCAGCTAAGAATGAAACATCCAACCAATGTTCTTCCGGTTTACCAAAACGCTTTGTTGCTAATTTTGGATCCGTTGCCGCTGCTGGGTAACGATGAATACCTTCCTTCTGAAAGGTAACAAAAATAAAACTCTTGTTCATGCAAATAAGTCCTCAAGTGTTGAAGGGGCGACTTCGCTAACAGGCTCTGAATCCATAAACCTGCCAACATTCTTTTCCCAATAAAGAAAATCATCAGTATTTTTTACATCGAATAATGTCGAATATTCGTTTTCACAATTTTTATCTCTGCAGAATCTTAAAAATTCTTCTTTAGAATTCATAAGTGTACTAACATCCAATGTAAAGTTATGTACATTAGTTAAAATAAATGCAAGTCTGGCTCTCATAACATCTACAAATTTACCACCATTCTCAAGATATTCACCTACAGAAATATTCATTAATTTATGATATTGTTCTGCAGTATATTCTGTACCACATACCGCATTAATTTCCGCGACAACTGTTCTATAGATATTTGAAAATGGTCTTCCCATTTTTACAGATGAGCCACCATAGTCACCAGGATTCTTTTTCTTGCTATGTGAGAAATAAAACAATCCATTATCTAAAGACATAGAATGAGTAGTTGAATCATATGAAATATCAATGCCATCATATAAGCCAGTTTGACTAAATAACAAATATGGCAAGATACGCTTTAACGCACCAACGCCCAATACGTGTAAATGAAATGGTCTTTCAAATGGCACAGCATTAACAAAGAACGCTCGCTTAACATCTTCAAGTGGCCCCATACCCAAGGCAGCTGATCCCATAGCTACACCGCCAATACGATGATGTAAATCTTTTGGAATTTCATCAAGCATTGCCTCGCCCCACAATTTGTAGGTATCTTGGCCTGACCCCTGAATAATAACAAAAGGTCTGCAAGAACTTTTCATATCATCAAATCTTTGAATTTGTTCTAATACATTTTTGCCAGTTTGCCTAGCATAGCTCTCAAAATTTTCCATATCTACATATCTACGCTTAGTATCAAGTTTAGATGATACTCCAGAAGCAAATGTAGACTTAACAGGAATCTCATCAAACGCCATTCCGATATCTGCGTATGTTGCTTGATTCTCAAAAACCTTATTACGAGTTTCAGATGTATTAGGCAGACCTCTAGTAATAATCTGCAACCCACCAGAGTCAGCATGAATGTTTTTAATTACTGGTCTAAATTTTTGTAATTTTGCACCAAAGTTCTTTTCTGTAAATCCATTATACAATAAAGAAAATTGATGGTTGTTTTTATTGTGAACAGTTTTGGAAATCATATCTTTAATCATTTCCAATGTCTCTGGGTCATTACATTGTTCTGCACCTAACCTCAGATACGCCGGTCCTGAAATAACATATTCTAATTGTCTGCTCATAAAAATAAACTTTCTAATGAAGACTTTTGTATGTCTCCAGCTTTTTCTGTCAAATTGACTGTAATCTGTTTTAGCTTAGGGTTCTTTTGCTTGAACATTCTCATCCAAGTTCCCTTTGCCACTGTATCTTGTTTAGGCAAATTCCATATCTCTGATATGAACTTTAATCCCGATGCTGTTCTTTCCCATCTTTGTTCTGCAGTCATTCCAGTTGACCAAGTAGACTTTTCGGCAGTTGCTTGTTCTTCTTTAAAAATAATATTGTTGCAGATAAAAACACCCAAACCATTTTGGATAAACTCTATACCAAAATTTTGATCTTCACATGGAATAAGGGTACCATCAGAATTAACGAACTTCTCATCAAAATATATTTCTTTATTGTGATGTTTCTTAATATTCTTAACAATCAGAATACTTGTCTTTGTCATAAATGTTGGTCTGAATCTCCATCTAATTATATCACCTTCAGCGTTTTCTGTCAAGTCTTTTGTGAAAGGCTGATTGGCAGGATTGACAGGCAAGAACATATCTACGTCTGCAAGATTCTCAAATGGAATATTTCTAAATGTTTTTACGAATGTATCATTTGCCCCATACTTTTGACCAGTATAAAGGTATGTGTCATTGTCAGCAAAAATGGCATAGTCCTCATCCGAATTATAAAATTCTTTCAAAAGGATATTTCTTGCATCACCGGGAGTTAGTACTTTACCTTGATGTTTAATATATTGAACATCTGGTTCATATTGTTCTTCTTTATAATTTTGCGCAAACACTACAGGTTGAAGATCATTTTTCTTGACCCAATCCAATTGCCGTTTGTGTATTTCGGCACGTCTTGCATTTGTACTGTCAGGTCCGAACCATGATATAATATAGCATTTCTCAAACTTCATTTACTCACCTAGCATTTTAATTAAGTGTTTTGTTTGATGCATTGCATCGTCAAGCGCATTATGGTAAACGCCTTCTCGTTCGTCAGCTGGGATCCAATTGAACAAAGCCTTTACTGTACGATAACATCTGTCATCCCAGCATTTCCAAGGTGGTTCTCTGTTCGTAATAAAATATGCATTTGATAAAATTGTGTTATCAAAGACAGCACCGTTTCCCCAAACAGGCAAACTCTTAGGCCCAAACCATTCCTCAAAATCATCTAATGCTTGATTCAAAGGAATGTTATTGCGAGTAAGTTCTCGCAAAGCTTCTTTATTTTGCTCTGACCACCATTTAATAGTTTCTTTTGAGACATGCATACCTACATCTTTGCAGGTTTTAAGATCAATGGTACAATAGAAAGTATCTAAAATTTCTTTACCTTCAAATTTTACTGCACCAATTGAACATATAGCGGCATTTGATCTTGTTGACATTGTTTCCAAGTCAACCATTATATTAACTGTCATTTACATCCTTGTCTTGCAATCTGGTAAAATTCGTTTCTAACTTCTGGGTGATTTTTAAATCCACCACCTAGACGAACTGTTACTGTAGAACTACCTGTATCTTCAACGCCTCTAGATTTTACGCAATAGTGTTGTGCATCAATTAATACGGCAACATCTTCGGTATCAAGAATATATTGTAGTGTGTGAAAAATTTGTTCTGTTAATCGTTCTTGAATCTGTGGTCGTTTGCTAAAATATTCAACAATACGATTAATTTTAGATAGACCAAGAACTTTGTCTTTTGGCACATATGCAACAGTTGCTAAACCGTCAATAACGACAAAGTGATGCTCACAATTAGATTGTACATTAACATTGCGTTCAACAACCATTTCATTATATTTCATTTTGTTGTCAACAGTTGTGCATTTAGGGAATGCATCATAATCGAGACCCCAAAAGATTTCGTTAACATACATTTTGGCAACACGCTTAGGTGTTTCCATCAAACTATCGTCATTTAGATCGAGTCCCAACACTTGCATAATATATGAAAAGCTTTTTTCAATTTCTGCAATTTTATCTTTGCGATCCATTGATACTTTAAATGTCGGTGTTTCCACTCCCATTTTAACTAAGTGTTCGTGAACTTGTTGTCCCAATACTGGGTCTGTTTTTGTCTTGTTATATGACATTTTGAATCCTTCCTAACTCGGATATGATGATTGAAATTTGTTACCTTTGTGTAACACTATTATTTATATTAAGTACCCCAAGCATTTTTGAATAATGGGATTTGTAATCTGTCGGAATATCTCCAACCTTTTTTCATTGCCAATTCTGCAACACCACGATTGTTCAATGAATACATTTCTTCTGTGCCACCACAAGGCATAATATAAACGACGCCGCCAAAACCAAATTTGCGATATTCATTTACTGCTTGTTCTGCTTCTTCGGCATCTTCTTTAGTTGCAACTACAAATTTAAGGTATGTATTACCTAACAATTGATATTGTTGAATAACTTCTGGTCTAATTGCATCCTCCCATTTTTCACCGCTGATTGATAATTTAGGGGATACTGAAAATGTTATGTTGCCATAGTCTCGACCAAATCTTGTCCACTCCTGAAATAGATATTCATCGAACTCATCAGTTATAAGTTGCGTGCCATTAGTTTCAAAAGTAAGTTCTTTTAGACTTTGCATCTTTGGATGTTCTAAAAGATCTGGATAAGCTTTTTGCCAACCCAATAAAGGTTCACCGCCAGTAATTACCAGATGTTCGTCACGCCATTCCTTGTACGGTAGCGTATCCACAATAGCATCGGCAATCGAATCAGTAGAAAGAACGGGAGACAAATGCTTAAAACGAGGATCCCAAGAAGCATAACTATCACAACCCGTAGACACCAAAGGTAACGAACCATATTCTTTATACTTAGAAGGGTCAACATTGTTTGCTTCATTACTAAGTTCTCCCTTAGGCATCCCAAAGCCAGCACATTTAAAGTTACAACCAAACGTTCTCAAAAACACTGAAGGCACGCCCATATAGCGACCTTCACCCTGTATGCTATAAAATAATTCTGCAATCTTAATTTTGCTCATATTCACTTCCAAAAATAGTAGACCATTTTTTTAATTTGGCAATTTTATTATCAGCGGCAATACTTACTTGTTCGCTATCTACAAGATCAAATGTAATACATAAGTCAATCATGGCTTGTAGATCACCCAACTCTTCGGCTAGATGTTCTCTGTTTGTTTTTGGTTTGCCGGGTTTAAAATTGTCAATACCAAAGCGGTCGCATTTGCTAACTGCTTGTATAACTTCAGCACATTCTTCTTGTAGAATGTTCAATATTTCTTTGGTTTTTGTAATCATAACAAATTATATGACATTTAGTCAGTAATGTCAATTGTGGGATTGTCCTTTTCAGCAGCAGCTTTCTTTTTGCGAGTTTTTGTCTCAGATGCCGTTTCTCGTTTTTCCGGATCTATTGTGTCCAATTGCTTTTTCAAATAATCAATCAAATGACGGCCTGCTTCTGAATCTTCTGCATTTTGAATAATAGAATCAATGTCCATATTCTCCATGAGTTTATATTTCGTTGCCTGTTGTTTCTTTTCTTTTTGAATTCTGCGAATAAAGGCAAAGTAAATAATTTGAGTATAATAGGCAAAGGGATTAGATGATTTTGTGGGATCAAATTTTGCAACAGCAGTTAGGCAATTTTCAATGCCGTCTGAAACCATATCATCTCTAAATGTGTAATTGATAAAATTAGATTTATAAGATAAGTGTGTTGCAATTTTAATAAAACATTCACCTATGTATCGAGGTACTCGAGTCGGTTCCTCTCCTACAGCTTTGGCTTTGTCTAATGATTCTTTATATTCTATAAGAGCAGCAAGAAACTGTTTGTTGTTTACATAATGAGCAGGGGCCTTAATGGAGGGTTCTTCTAGTTCCTCGATTAATTCTAATATCTCGCTCTCCGGTGTCGTCGTTGTTTTCGTCATTCACATCTCCTAAAGATTGTTCAAATTTTTCAAATAATTCTTCAATAATTCCATCATCTGTTTCTTCAGCGTCATCGCTTTCATCATACAGCTCGTCTTGGTTGTCTCTACACATTATATACTCTAAGTAGTTATTTTTCAAGCTTTCTTTGATATTTGTAGCAACTACAATTTGATGTACAGGTATTTCATATACGTTTTCCTCAGAGAAACTGAATAAAGGAAACAATACGTATGATTCGATTAACACACCATCTCTAGGCAATCGTAACATATTTAAGATTACTGGGTCTGATACACTAATGATGCGTTTGCCTGTCAATTGTTTGCAATCATCTGTTGTTTTGCAGATTATGCTATCGCCAGATGTGAGGCGTAAGAATTTGTAATTTACTTTTTCTTCTTCCATTATAATGATACCTTTACTAATTTATAGTTAAAATGCTCATCATTATAAATTTTTATTCGTTCAATCATATGTAATAATGTATAATTCTTTTTAGATTTCCATGTTAAATCATCTGCAATATCATATAGTTTACACGATGTTTTACTTTCACTTGTTCTTAAACCTCGGCCAATAGATTGTAAATTTCTTACTCTCGATTTTGAAGGTGACGCAAAAATAATATTATGCAGGTTTTTAATATTTATTCCTGTAGAGAAAGTACCATAGCTAGCAACAATAATTGCATCAGTTTCTGTTTCAGTAATTCTACGAATATCTTCACGCTGCTCAGTATCAGTTCCACCATAAACAAAAAACACTTTTCGATTGTCCGCCTTTTCTTTAATCATATCTTTTAAAACTTTGCCATGTTTTTCAACATACTGAAATAATACTAATGTATTGCTCGTTTGTTTTATTGCAAGGTTTCTAATAAATTTATTTCTAGCTTCATGCTGAACTAAAAAATCCATTTCATCTTGATACGATTTTCCTTTTTGTGCCTTTTTAATTTCATCAGAATATTCCAAGATAATATTAAAAATTTCTAAGTCGGCAAGTGTTTTATCGTTAATTAATTTCTTAGTTGTTGTGACTTTATAAACTGGCCCAAACAATCCTTCTAGAACTAATTTATGGGTATGAGTACCATCCAATGTCCCCGTTGTCCCAACTCTGTATGGAGTGGTAGTACATTTATTTAGTATGCTTGTTAATGACTTTGCTTTAAATAAATGAGCTTCGTCACCATAAATTGCTTTAAAATCTACAAAGAACTGTTTGGGCAATTTATAAATTGATTGCCAAGTACTAATGACAATATCATATTCATTAGATTTTTCGTGACCACCATAAATGCGATGGCAATGTTCTGAAGCTTTCCAGCCATTCAAACAAGAATAATCTTGAAAATCCGAATACATCTGTTCAACTAAAGAAGTCGTTGGAACAAGTATTAATTGTCTACGACCAACTCGCTCATGCCATCTGATTAAACAGTAAATGATAAGAGATTTACCCGACCCCGTAGGGGACAATAATAATCTCCTGCCATCTTTAATTGCTTGAAATACCGCATCAAATTGATAATCCCTAATTTGTATAGGTTTACCTTTTGAACCAACATTTAGATCTTCGCAAAACTTTCTAACTATGTCGTAAGTAACTGCATCGTTTTCTTCTACATAATTGGAATAATCAATAACATAATCTCGTTCTTCACAGAATCGTTCTAGGTAACTTTTTAATCCAACATATAATTCTTGTGTGAACATAGAGTAAAGTCTTACTTTACCATCCCACATACGAGATTTATAAAGAGGATGAAACTTAGCACCAGGAACGTCAAAAGAAAAATGATCGTTTAACTCTTGACCTATTGAAGGCTCACATCTTACTTTTAAATATGCTTCGTCTTTTTTCGATAATTCGATATCTGCCATTACATCATGCCGTTGGTAAATTTATTCCATTCAATAGCATTTTTAATATCCCATGTTCTACTATTCAAAGAGCGAATGATTTGTTCTAACTGATACATCACTGTTTTAAAGTATTCGACTTTATCTTGATATATTACAAGATCGTAGTCGACAGTTAGAAACTCATCCATTTCGTTCTTTAATGGTTTATTGCCTTGCCATTGTTCCCACCCTTCGTCTGTTAATTCTGTTTGTGACATTTCGCCGCGATAATAACGATATTTCTTACGGCGACAATTCAAATAATCAGATTCAGCTTTGCGAAGGTTGAGGCGTGTTGAGGTTAGGTAGTTCAAATACTTGGCATGAAGGTTAGGAGTCCTTGCAGACTCTTGGCCAAGATTCATCTCATTAATCCTACAATCCTCTACCCATGATTCTTGTAGATCGGATAATTTCATAATATAATTTACCTATTTAACCAACTTGTATAATTTGCGCAGGATTGCCCTGGAAGTTGAATGAACCGTAGTGGTTCAAGGAGATTGAAGGATCGAGCCAGATTTCTCCGCCGATATCTTGCCAGCGTCTGCTGAATGTGTAGTCCTCAGACAAATAACGCTTGTCTTTAGGATCAATCATTGTATCGAAGAATGCATAGAAGTGAGGGTTCAATTCTGGAGGTGTATTCAAATCGTTGTTGTATTTCAACTCTGGATACTTCTCAATCATCTGGTCGATAACTTCACGCTTAATCATCATGAAGCCTGTAGCTCCATCATGTAAACGAATTAGACCATTCTCAATTGCAATTTGTTTTGCTTCACGATTTAGGAACTTAAAGTTAATTGCGTAATCGCTACCAAATGATGCAATTGCTTTGTCATCGATTGGATCGTTCGTTTGTTTAAGGCTTTCACGAATGCGCTGCCAATTAACGCCCTTCTTAGGGTAAGCGCCGACTGCAACATCTTTGTTGTGTGCAATTAATTTAATAACGTCTTCAACCTGAAATTCAATGTCGGCATCAATAAACATTAAGCGAGTGAAATTGCTTTGTAGAAAATATGCCACAAGAACATTACGTGCTCTTGTAACTAAAGATTCATTTGCAATTGTACCAAACGCGATTGGAATTTGATGTTGATTGCAAAATGTTAGTAACCGAATTGTTGATCGGAAATACGCTTCCGTTAATTGACCGCCGTAGCATGGGGTCGCAATAAAGATTCTTTCTTTACGAAGAGCATCTAGACTGACTTCTAATTTTTTCTCATTAGGAGCAGCTGCGCTAGATTGTTGTCCCGCTTTAGGCAAGTTAGGAACAGGGGGCAAAGCCATAGGCGATACTTTTTTAATTTTTTTATCCATAATAACTCCAAGTTATATTATAAAGGTTCTACTTCGAAAATAGTATATTTGAACGATGCTATCGCTGTAAAATATTCTACGCTTGCTGACGCAATATCAAAATCTAAGGCTTGTAGGGACACAGGGAATAGATTTTTAAATATTATATTTACTTTAGGCGTATTTGTCGAGTCGAGAATAGTCAAAGTACCATCCGAGTATGCCAAAACTTCTTCTTTTCCGCTTGTTTTTGTAACAAACGGGAATCTGCTCGGCCTATTAGTTGTAAATGTTTTGAATTGCGAATAATTGTCAGGAAATCCTAAAGCAATTAACCACCTATACATTTCCAAATAATTGGACATATCCTCAGCTATAATGAAACGAATTGTAAATTCACCAAAATTAATTTTGTCACCTATTGTCGGTACATCGATAAAAGGCGTTGGTTGTGTAGCAAATCCTAATTGTAAGTCAGGGATGTTTGCTGATTGACAGGTAAAAGATGTCTTAGGCATGTCCTTAATACTAAACTTAAATGCGTTCGGTCTTAAGAAATCATTTGTCGTGGGTGTTGAATTTATCCAACTATCTTTTACGACATCAATGTTTGCAGTATAAGCCATCTTTTTCCTTTATGCTATCTATATATTTATATAGCCTGTAGTGTGTGCAAAGATTAAAAAAGGGGGAATTGCTTCCCCCTTTAAATCCGATCTTTGCCGGCTTGATTACATTAGGTTAATAACCTTAGTCTTACGATAATACTGATTGCGGCCTGCTGTAAATCTATCAGCATCTGCATCAGATAAAGAATCGCTAGATGTAACGTATGGGTTAGCAATTAAACCGTAACGTGTCTTGAAGCCAATCTTTGGCTGGAAGCTGTTAGGATCAATTGCACGAACCATTTGTAAAGGAACATATGGGCAGTAGAACATACCTGCGTCATATGGGCTAGAACCCTTATAACCAACCATGTAAAACTGATTAGAAGCGCCTAGGTTTGCAGAATACGGATCAATGTAAACACGATAGCGTCCGTTTAGAACACCTGCGAATGTATTGCCTGTATCGTCAACAGTTAGACCTGTGCTCAAAGCTGGAGTGTAGTCTAGAACACCAGACATAGCTAATGCACTTGCAACGTCTGCAGAGCAAACGATGAAGTTACCTTTACCACGACGTGTGTCTTGTGCAATG